AGCAGATAAATTTCTGCCCTTACCTCTAAATTTTAAAAGGTCGTATTTCTTACACCAGTTATAGAGACCCTGTGGGGAGATTTCAACATTGTAAGTTTGCTTTAGCAGCTTTACAATGTCAGTCAAATTCATCCGCTTCCTCACATAGTGCTCGTACAGCCATGTTTTGTCTTTATAAGGTTCAAGAGCCATTAGATATCACCATTAAATAATACCAAAGACCAATGCCGACCGCATCAACAATGTCATCGTCTTTTAGATTTTCTTCCTCCATTTGGAAATAATCGGTAACAATATCTCTGACACGATCTTTTCTTTCCTTCTTCTTCTTCGCTTCTGTATCAAAAACTATCTTATCTGTTTTAGATATGTTTTTGTACCCGATCCCTCTTTTCCAAAGTATAGGGTTGATATCCATAACTTTAAAACAATACCCCTGAACAATTCCCCAGGTGTAACCAATTATATAGGAAATAACCCTGCTTGTTTGAAAATTTTGTATATAAACTGATTGCTCAATAACAGCTATGCTGGGGTTATGCTTCTTACAAACATCTTTAATACCAGCGTTGATTTCATTAAATTTTATAGAAATATCATTTGTTTTTGTAAACTTGATCTTACCGCAATCAACAAGTTTAAGACCATTATTGAAATCAATAACAGCCCAACCTAAAGAATGAGATGAAGGATCTATTGATAAAATTCTTTTTTCATGAGTGCTTACTATATTTTTAAGATTCATTACATGCCATCCCTGACCGAGCCTTCATCCCAGCCCCATCCGACTAACCTTTGTACAAATCTTTCTCTTTTGCATTTCTCACAAATATTTTCTTTATTATATCGTGATAATACAGTTTTGCAATCTTTGGTTTTACATATTCTTTTTTTATTTATATTAGCTTTTTTTTCATAATAATTGTTTAATAATTTTGCATTTGTGATAATTCTTCTACACTCTGCCGAACAATAAATACTATTATAAGATTTAGCTTTAAACAATTTACTGCAATCTAAATTTTTGCAAGTCCTTTCTTCATCATTAATCACTGTCTCCCCAGCATAAAGTAGCAACATTACAGTCTGAACAATGCTTGGATGTTCTCTTGTAAGGTCTGACGGGGATATCACCACTTGTGTAATTCCCATAAATTTCTCTGTATTTCTTAAATAACTTATCTATAAAAGCCTGATCTTTTTCAATATAAATAGGAAGAATCTCTTGATTATTCTTGCATTCATAAATAACAAAACCGCCGTCTAGATTCAAGCACTCCATATAAATCTGTGCCTGCCTGTAATGCTCATCCTTCGGCTTGTTGTACAGCTTTCTGTAATGGAAGCCTTCTGAGCTAATTGACTTTAATTCAATCAACTTCTCCCCATGCCAGTTAATAATTCCATCCGCTGTTCCCTCAATCGGGGGCGAAGAATAACTAACTGGGATTTCCTCAGCTATCAGGATACCCATGTCTCTAAAATAACCATACAATCTGTCATGAACAGCATGACCATTATCAAAAATCCTGAGCGTCTGAGCTCTGAAATCTGGCGTTACACTAACACCATCAAACATGTAATACCAATAGCGTGAGCATTGATTAGTATAGCTTGGGTGAAAACCCTTAACTTTTTTAAACTCTGGCTTATTTCTTTGCACTAAATTCTCATCAATAGCTTTATTTAAGCCATCAACTAATTCAATCATAGTAAGACTTACTACTGGGGCTTCCTCTTGCTTTGGTTTTGGGTTGGTATTTCTCAATACTTTTAACGATTTCATTACATTCCGCCTTTCGCAGCGAGTTTAAGTGCATTTATGTTTTCACCTAATGCTTCATACATGGTTTTCCATATATCATTAACAAATTTATCTTGATCATTCATAACCGAAGACTTTCTTTTAAAAGCTTGTGATTTAATAATCATCAATGTTCTGTACGCCGCTAATATATTAGCATACTTAACAGCCTGACCGCCCAGATAGTGGTCTGGGTTCTGAATAATGTCCTCAACTATCCTTATACACTCTATAAATTCCTCTGCCTTATCACCCATCTGCTCAGCAAGAACTTCTTTATTAATTATAATATCTGGCATTAGATATCCTTTCTTAGATCTTCTGTTTTAACTAAGGCTTGATATGGTGGATAAACTTTTGCAATCCCAACAAACCAAAATATAAGATTTACACCAATAGCAAATTCATCATGATCAAGGCTTATACCAAGACTTTTGTGACCAGATAGTTTATCGCAACAAAATTTAAGCTTCATATTCACTTCCTTTAATTAAATCCTGGAATACTTCCCAGTCTATTATAGCAACCTTTGTCTCGGAATTTTCCCCAAACACTACGGAAATACATGGGTATTTGTAGTTGGCATTCCACGCATCTTTTCTCATTTTAGCCCAAGCCTTCAATGTGAGCGTAAAAGTTTTTTCGTTGTGTTTATAATCAAGCAAAAATTTATGCAATGATGCATCGCCCTTTTTAAGACCACGACCAGAATTCTTTACAGCTTTAGCGCTATCACGCTTAATTTCTTCTTTTTCAGTTCTTTTCACTAATAATTTCTTTCAAACGATCTCGGTCGGATTTTACTAAAATATATTGTACACGAAGAATGGCGATTTTATCTTCGGACTCCTCAATTCTTTTTCTTAAATCATTAATCTCTTTAATGTAATCCATTTTCTTTTTAAGCATAATAAACCACCTAATCATCTTCTTCCACTCCTCTATCGCCACATTCTGGATTTTCTGGTACTGGCTTAGGGCAGAAGCATTTATAGGATCTCACACCTACGATAATCATGCAATTCACTCCCCTAAATGCTTTATGATCTCTTGATCTGTTGGTTGTCTAAAATTAGAATTCGTTATTAACATATCATACTCATCATCAGACACTTTCTGCACTGGATTTTCTTTTGAAAACCTCACACCAGAGCTTGTGCTGTACCCAGCACCCCGTTCAAAATATATATATTTCCTTCTAGACACTTTCCCAATAGGTTCAAACATCTCCACCCCGACACGCTTAATTAAAGACTTAAGCATCTTATCGCACTGAGATTGCCAGTTGTATTCTTTAATAACTTTAGGGGCTTGTTTGTAGTAATAATCGCACTGAGCATCAAAGTCATCAACCGCTTTTCTCATCAACTCAACAGTTGAATCAAAGCTCGGGATAATCACTTCCCCAGTGTGATAGCCAGAATGCTGTGTTTTACCAAGAGTTGATTCAATAATATTCTTACCAAGATATTTCTCATACGAACACCATCTGCTTGTTGAGATAGTAGGCATCCCTGTCGCTAGCGCCTGGAGTGGTATCAGACCAAACCCTTCACCTTCAGTCGGATAAATTAGAATATCGTGATCGTGATATAACTGAACCATTTCTTCTTGCGTAAGTGTTTTGAATATTCTCTTGACATTGCTTTCATCACCTTGAATGAAAAGATCCATAACGCTATAACCGCCTGAACCCCCACCCCCGTGATGCTTCAATGTAAGCTCAACATCGCCATTCCCCCTGAACAACTCAAGAAATGCTGCTTTAACAAGGTCTGCCCTTTTACGAGGGCTATCTGAATCAACATGAAGAAATCTAATCTTTCCCTTATTCCCTCTTCTAAAAGGTGTCCACATATCATCAACACCCAATTCAAAAACATATGTAGGAGTATCAACACCAGAGTTAGCAATTGCATCAGCAGAGAACTGATTACCGACCCAGATTTCATCAAATGTTTTCATGGTGGGAATCCACCACTCCCAAGCCTTGGTCGCTTCTAAATATGTGCCATTAATCTTATACTGGTGATCATGGTGTTTTTTAAACCCTGGCTGCCTAAAATCATGTCCTGTAACAGGGTTATGCCATTCTGGTTCCATATAAAACATTTGAATCTGTGCGGCAGGGTCATTTTCTACGACTTCTAATTGTTTACCACGATAGCTGAATTGATTAAAATGCTTTAAAATATTAAAGTAGCCATAAGAATAGCCAAATGTTCCGTTTGCGTCTTTAATATGCTGATCAGTATGGATTGAAAATATCATGAATTAATGCGTTTGAGGATATCCTTTGACTGTTTGGCAGTCAATTCAATTGAACCCATGCCATTCCATTTACTCTCTTCATAACTATACCAAGCACCCTTGCGCTGAATAATGTCCATCTCAATAGCAATATCAATAATCTCACGCTCTTGATCAATTCTTCCCTCTTGTGGTAGAACATAATAATAACCCGTTGCCCCGATAGTAGGAATCTGCTTTGTCTTTTCAACAGTCCAAGTCGCTCGTTGCGAGGTAATCATGTTATTCTCTTCACGCTCCATTTCGCCCTTTGACATTGACAAGAAAAGCTTCACAACATTATGCATGTTATGGTGAACCGTATTGCCCATCTTGGCTTTCGTGATAGCGAACATTCCGCTCAAGTCAACTGTTTGGTGAGCAACGAATAGCATGATGTTGCGTTCCTTGTGAAGATAGTTCACCAGCTTCTGCAACAGGTATCCCTGTGAGCGTGATTGCAAGCCCATTGCCTTACCACCTTCGGGCTTATCGTAGAACTCTTCCTTGATGATATTAGACAGCGAATCAAATAAGAAAATATGTTTTTCCTTATCATCTGTCAGATACCCAATCAAATTCTTCATGATATCTTCCACAATGGTAGATTGAATGATTACAACATCATCAATGTTAATCCCGCACTTGGCGGCGTATTGATCATTGTAAGATGACTCTGAATCAATGATTACAGGGCGATAACCTAGCTTTTGAGCTTCCGCAATAATCCGAAAACACATAGTTGTCTTGCCGACTGATGGCGTACCCCAGAATAAATGAGTCGCACCCGTATTAAGACCACCGCCTAAAGCACGATTTAAACCGATGCTAGGGGTTGGAATAACATCATGAATGGGCATTGTGTGCCCTTTACGCTTATCTACAATTAACATATTTCTCCTTTATTGAAACATTCTGTCTAGAATTCTTGATTTAATAATCGTTGTTGATATGTGATCTGTATACGGAACAAAAATTACTTTGATGTTGTGCTCGTCAAGCCATTCCTGGGTAAAGCCCATTTGTTTATGGTAATCCTTAGTCTCCCAATCTGAGCCAACTACGATAACACTTGCTTTTGACTCTAGAATAGCAGGTCTTGAATCAGCTCCACCTGTGTTGATGATAACTTTATCCACCCATTTACAAGAAGATACAACTTCCATTCTTTCAAATAATTCACAAATTGGTGGTTCTTTATACTGAGCACAAAATTCACTTGGGTTAACTGACACAACCACTTGACCGCCGACACCCGCTATATTTCTACATCTCTCCAACAATCGGCTATGACCCGAATGAAAAAGATCAAATGTTCCACCTGTATATACAATCATTTTTTCTCCATTGACGCACTAACAAAATTCCATTTATTTGCATTATGAAATGTAAATTTCTCAACTCCATCAATATCAGAAAGAGCATCGCAGTATTCAAACATCACATTGTCAAAATCTTTAAACACGAAATGGTTTGTATCATTGACAAGAACAGTAGGCACCCCTGGAACACTAACCGTCTTGCAGTTGAGACCAGCCCAAGCCAACACATTTCTAGAATCCAAGTGTTTCACCCCCGCTCTAAAATCCATCACATCTCTTTTCCAAATATTCATACTCGCTAATGTTGCAGCAACCATGTAGGATTTATCATTAAGACCATTTATCAATTCAGCCATTGTACCAGAAAAACCAGGCTTTAATTCTCCAGAGTAAGGGGCATATTGCATTATTCTATCAACACCATTTAGCATAGGAGTCAATGCCTTGATAGCACCTGGAAGCAGCACATCATCATCACCCAGCACCCATACATATTCGCCATTTCCAGATGTCAGCCCATGTAAGCAATTGCCATCGCAACCTATGTTTTGTTTTCTTACTGAATACTCTGTTATGTATTCTTTGTACGGGTATAAAAGATTACCAGCAAAAGCATCTTGGTCGTTGTCAGATATAATTAATTCAATATCATTTGTAAATTGATTAACAACACTCTCTACACACTGCACAATTGATTCACGCCTGTATGTTGGTATGTAAATAGTTAAAACCACTACACACTCTCCTTAACAAGATTTTTCCTCTTTACATAATCATCTACAGTAATAATCTTGTCTGCCGCTTCAAGCTTGTAAGAGTCAAGACGATTGAGAGTATCTTTGTCTTCAACCTTTGATAGACGAACGGCATACCACTCGCCTTCCTTAAGTATCTGCTTTACCTTCTTGTAAACTGCGGCGAACACCACGATCTTAAAGAACTGCTTGCCATCCCAGCAGTACACACTAGCCATTTCCTTGCCAGACGAGGTAATAAAGTTTCTGATGTTAAAAATATAAGCAAGAGTTTTCTCATCAGTTACATAACCAATACCATGATCATACAGCCATGAGTACTTATGATCGGTACCAGCTTTCTTCATCATCATGATATTAAACAATCTTGAATCTTCTGCCTGATACACATCACAGTACGCATGCAGAGTTCTATCGCCAATCAACGCATACACATAGTCTCTCTGCGCCAGCTCAGTATTGCGCTCACCAAACACAGTGCAAGAGCCTGAGTGATCTTCAAATTCCACTCGCAAATAGCCCGTAGCCTTCTTTGTAGAGCGAACTACGGCTTTAATGAGAGTAATGCTTGACATTGTTTCATGGAAATCATCTGCGTTCTCTACGAATTCATCAATAGCAGTCTTATGTTGATTAGCCGCAATTGGGAATCCAAGAATTGGCAAGTAGTACTTTTCATTATCAAATTGCGATACATGACCAATTGATTCAAACGCACCAACTTTATCCAAGTTTTCTCTAAGCGGAGCTTTGACAGCCGACTTAGAACACTTATGACTAAATTCTTCAAATGAATTGAATGGTCGCTTTGTCGTAATCTCTTTGATCGCACTAGTACCACATCCAGTAACATTGGCAAGACCAAAGCGAATTCCTTCATCCTCACCTGGGAGGGACATTGAGAAGAATTCTTCCGACTTGTTAATATCAGGGGCGTAGATTTTCAATCCGAGCCTCTGCGCTTCCATCAAGTAAGCGGTGATCTTGTCAGAGGCAGACTCATTATAAAGAAGCGACCAGATGAATTCAAGAGGGTAATTAATCTTCAACCACATTGTCTGATATGACATGAGTGAGTAAGCAACAGCGTGTGATTTGTTAAACATATACAATGCCGACATTTCAAACTCTGCCCAAATCTTTTCAGATTGCGCTGGGGTTAGGTACTTGTTATTTACAAACTTCTCTTTGTACTTATCAAACCCAGCCGCATCTCGCTTCTTGCCGATAATCTTACGCAATGAGTCAGCTTCTGACCAAGTGAAGTCTGCAAGCAGTACAGCCATTTGCATGAGTTGCTCTTGGAAAATTACAGTACCGTAAGTCTCTTCCAAGATTTCTCGCACTACTTCGTCAGGATACTTGGGCTTAGTAACTCCCTTTTTACAATCAATATATTTCTGCCCTTGTGAAAGCAAGGCTCCAGGTCTAACCAATGCGTTAGACACAACAAGGTCATTAAAGTTGTCAATACCCATTCTTTCAATGAGGTTTCTGTAGGCAGCCGCATCAGCCTGAAAGATACCAACGGTGTTGATATTGTTGAAGTTTTCAAACACTTTATGGTCATCTAGCTTTAGTGATTGAGCCCTCACATCTATCCCCAGACGCTCCTGGATCTTTGCTAAGCAGTCTTTAATCACAGATACGGTCTTGAGACCCAAAACATCTATTTTAATAAGCCCAACGGCTTCGGCATCTTCCATCGCAAAAGCAGTGACAGCCGAGCGATCTCCCCCTTGAGAGTCCTTACGAGATTCAACGGGGCAAACATCGGTCAATGGAACAGAGGAGACCACCATCCCAGCCGCATGGACTCCAGCAGTACGAATGCGATTTTCCAACCTTGATGCCAATGGTACAACATCGGGATACTTCTTGATAAAGACCTTCCCCTTGTCGGTGGCTTTAAGCTCATCAATGGTTTCAAAAAACGGTGTGACCGAGTTGATTTCGGCAAAAGGAACTTGTAGCACTCTTGCGACATCTTTGACCGCACTCTTTGATTTGAAAGTACCATAGATAGAAATTGCCGCTACATTATCTTTACCCCAGCGAGTGGCAAGATAAGTTTTAACCTCATCACGGCGCTTGTCTTCAAAGTCCAAGTCAATGTCGGGATAGTCGTTACGCTCAGGGTTAATAAAGCGAGCGAACAGCAAATTATATTTGATTGGATCAACTTGAGTAATATCCAACAAAAACGCCATGACGCTACCGCCAACAGACCCACGACCAGTACCACGACCAATGCCGTTGTTGTCAGCCCACTTCACCAAATCCCATACAATCAAGAAGTAATCCGCAAAGCCGAGTTGCTTGATAATTCTCAACTCTTCATCAAGACGCTTCACATAAGCTTCATCGGTAATCCCCAGCTCTTGCAAACGGAACTTTGTAATCTCAGACAAGTAATCATCCGAGTTCATGGACTTCATATACTTCGGCAACAGGTTCTTGCGCTTTTCCATCCGAGCCGTACACTTCTCCGCAACTTCCATCGTATTTTCCAGAATGTCAATCCTGTCATAGCCAGCATCTTTGAACCAAGAAGCCACCTCATCAGCATGAGCCACATACGGGTTAATCTCATCAAACCTAAGATGCCTGTTAGGATACATATTGTTGATTTTCGCCACCATATCAAGGGATGGGTTGTGTAGGCAATCAGCATGGTCTTTAGCATGGCGTTGGTCTGCGGCAGATAGGCTAGGAAACTGCGATAGCATTAGCAAGACCTCTTCACAGCCCTTGTCTTTACGGCTGGGGAAGTGACAATCGGCAGTAGCCAATATAGGTCTGCCATAAGCGTTTGCTAAATCAATTAACCCGTCATTTAATTCCTTGGGGTTCCAAGATTGCATCTCATAATAGAAATCATCTTTAAATATCTTTATAAACTTCTCAGACAACTTCTCCGCCCTAGCCGTATCGCCAGCCATGATTGCTTTAGAGATTGCACTCCCCATACAACCCGAAAGCGATATAACATCCCCATCAACTAACTCTTCCAATAGTTCAAAGTCAATCCTCGGCTTATAATAGAAATTACTCCCCCAAGCCTTTTGGTTCATCTTAAATAACTTCTTAAGACCCTCATTGTTTTTAGCCAACAAGATTAAATGGAAGCGCTCACTCTTATCTTCGCTGTCGGATTCAATAGATGGCACAAAGTAGGCTTCTACTCCAAACAATGGTTTTACATTATTAGCCAAGCAAGCATCCTGGAACTTCAGAACCCCGCCCATTGTTCCATGATCTGTAATAGCTGCAGCTACTTGACCATTGGTGCTTGTAATTTTCGCTATCTCTTCTGGTGTTGACATTCCGTCAAGTAGTGAGTATTCAGAATGACAATGCAAGTGAACGAAATCCGTCACATATTCTCCAAATCAATTTCAAACAACGATTCAATCGTGTCCATCTTATTCCAATAATCTTGATTATACCATGCCGCACGAAGATAACATTTGATTCCGTATTCTTGCAATATTTCTATTTCGTGTGGATTATCTTCCACTACGAATAGTGGATCAATGTCTTTAATGATATCAATCTTTTTTCCAAATTCCGAAAACATTGGCTTCGCTGTATTTATTCTCCACATGTCAAGCCAAGGCACCGTTTCCTCTACGGCGGCTGGTTGCCTCCTAGCCGTTACAATGTTTATATCAATACCAAGACTAAACCAATGATTCACTTGGAAGAAAGCGTCTTCAAAAGGCTTTATGTTTTTCCAAAACAAATTATTTTGAAATAACTTTATAGCTTCTTTATTTTCTGTATTTGTTGTGAACCATGAGCCATACTCTTCATGAATGACTCCATCATTGTAAAGCAAATAATCTGATACCGCTGTGTCTATATCGGCAATCACTCCGTCTAAATCTAGAACGATTGATGAGTTTACAAATTCCATTTTTCTCCAATTACATATTTTTGAGCATGAAAAAAGGGAGGGCTTTCGCCCTCCCCAATTCATTAGTGATTACCAGGAATCTTTCATCTCACCAGTGGTGAGGAACATTTGTTGCTTCTCGTATGGAAGCATCATGTAAACAGTGTCAAGCTGATGCATTGGCAATTCAGTGATTTGCTTTGGCTCTGGTGAAGAGTCCAATGGAATCAATGAATAGTTTGTATCAGAGGCTGACGAACCTGTGCGAGAGTACTTGTAAAATCTGTCGGTAACAGTACCGAATTCTTTTGCATACTCA